ACTCGAAGAGATCTGAGAAACATGGAAGTTGAGGACCTTAGAAAAGTCTTGAACTGGAGGGGTTTGGAGAAACAGGGAAGTTGAGGACATTGGGAGAAAGGCCGAACTCTCGCTTTTCTCTTTTAAATCCTGGTTTTTTAAGTGCGTTTTTTTAATAAAAAAATTATTTACTATAACAAGTATATAGAAATTTCAGAATGCCGAATTTAACGAGCTCAAATAAAATCAAGATTCTGGGGAAAAACTACAATAATACTAATGTTACCTCTTTAAGGAAGAACTTGGGTATAAAAGAAGGAAGTATTAAAGAATCAAATAATGTAGTTAGGGCCATCAGAAGTAATGTAGAAGAACCAAAGGTTATCTACAATAAGAATACAGGCAACTTCGAGAAATTAAGTTTAGAATCCAAACCTTTGGTGATCAGAAAGTTTTTGGATAAAAACCGTGTCAGTAAGAAGTTGAGAAATAACATTATTAGTAGTGAACCATTTGAAACTACCAACTCGAAGGGAGAAACGGTATACATATATGATAAGACTCGAGAATTCAATGATGATGATAGATTGAACATAATGGTTAAAGTCAAGTTTTGGATCGAGGTGTCAGATATACATTTTGGAAGAGTTTCTGGAAAGAGGGATATTGAATTTATGTACCTTGGAAAAATTGGTGATTTGAAAGGAGTTGTTAATCTTTGGTGCAAATCTCTTACTCAACCAGTTCAAATAGTTGATCAAGATGATGTCGATTTCAGCGAAATAATATTTGAAGAACAATTTGTAGAATTAGATGATAAAGTTACATACAGTGAATTTAATGTTAATAAAAATAGTTTTACACGTCAATTGTTTGGTAATCTTAGACGATCTGGATATTTCGGAAAGTTTGATCTTTTCATTTATAAAATAGAAGCATATTCAACTAATGGATCTGATGAATTAGATTTGAAAAGTATGAAGCTACGCAAAGTTAATTATGACAACATAACTGTTAATTTGTTCAATGAGATTATTGATATTACAGATAATAATAATAATTGCGTTGTTTCATATTTATCAGAAAAATATCCAAAACTGAACGTAGAAACATTTTTTTCAGATGAACTTGAAGAAGGGATATCATCTGAACAAATACTTGATTTTTGTAACGAAAATAATATGAAATGTATCGCGTATGATATCAAAGGAAATGTTATTGTTAAGAACGACATTGTAAATAGAAAGATCAAACCTTTAGTTTTTATTGCTTACAACAATCACATTTATCCATTAAAGAATAAAGTTTTAAAAATGCAAGATGATTTGGGACTTACTTTTAAATATTTAGATCATGAAAAAGTTTTTGGGGAATTTAAAAAGGTTATCAGTAAAAGAATCATACCAAAGGACGTTAAAATATATTTGAGCAACAATAAACCAATCATAAACGGGTTCACTCATAAAAAAGTAGTTCATCATTCGAATAAAGATTTTGATGATTGTAAGAAGATATTGGACGTATTTGGTTGCGGCGATAAGATCAGTGAGAAAATCACTCGTTTTACAATATTTGGTATTTTGTCAGAATTATATGGAATACAAGATTATTCATCTTTCAATCCTTTTTTGAATAATTATACTGTTCCTGGATTTATGTACCATAAGGATGTTACTGATTCATATATTGAACAAAACAAGAGTAAGATAATAACAAGGGATAAAAATAAGGCGTATGGAAACTCGCTTTATGAAATTGATTATTTTTATGTGTGTGATCTTAAGTATGATGAAGTAATAAAAAATCCTACGGACGAGTTAGACAATAGTAGTGTGTACATTATTGAACCAACTGAGTCATCTATTTTGATCCCAAAAACAGGATATTACACAGGAGAAGATCTTGAATATTTCGATCAAGAAGGATTACAATACAAGAGATTGTATGAAATTAAATCAAAGAAGGTTGATAACAAGTACAAAACTTTAATAAAAGATTTCTATGAAAAAACTTCAAAGTTACAATTGTCTGATCCAAAGATAGTTAAGAATATTGTCAATATTTTTATTGGAAAGTTGGAGAGAGGTGAACATTTAAAAAATAAAATAGAATTCACAAAGATATGTAATTTTGATGAGGCTGAAAAGTCAGGAAAAGGATTCATTGATATAATTAATGATTATTGCGCATCATACGAAGAAGTTGTTGATTATGACACAAAGAATTACAAAATGATGGCGATCCAAATTAAAAACAGATGCAGAAGAACAGTTTATGAAGAAATGAAGAGATTGAACATTAAAACAGATGATATTATTCAAATAAACACAGATTCAATATCTTATGTAAAAACAAAAACAAATAAAAATGACAAAACTAATATTAATGAGAATGACTTTAGAAAATGGAAATCAATTCCTTACAAGAAAGCAACAACTCACGAGTTCGAAGTTTTAAACGAATCAATTGATCTTGAACGGTTAATTAAACAATCAAGGAATCGTAACCTAATCTGTTTGGGATACGCTGGTTGTGGAAAAACGAAGAGTGTTATTGAAAAGTTAATTCCCCAACTTACAGAATCGGGAACATTGTATGATGAAAAAAAAGATGAAAAAAAAGATGAAGAATACATTATTTTAACACCATCTCATGCATCTTTACAACAATACAGAAAGAATGATTATCCTTGCGATGTGATTCAAAAGTATTGTTACAATACAAGATTAGATTCAAAATACAAATCAATTATTGTTGATGAGATTGGTATGTGTGATAGAAAGTCCCTTGATTTTTTGTACAAGTCTACAAAACAAGGAATTAGAGTGTTCGCATATGGTGATTTTAATCAATTACCACCAGTTGATAAAAATGGTGAATCCAGGAAAGTATCATCGATGTTCATAGATTTATTATTTTCGAAGATCGAAAGAACAACAAAAAATTACAGAAATAAGTTCACAATCGAATATTATGATCAATTGATAAACTCTAAACTTGATCTTATCGAGGAAATAAACAAACATTCAGAGGACGATTACAACAACGCAGAAGTAGTTATTTGTTACAGACACGATACTGTCGATAAATACAATAATTTAATTATGGAAGAAAAAGGAATTGATAATGAAACTCCGGGATGTAAGATTATATGTAAAACTAATAATATGAGAAAATACAACATTTACAACAATTACGTTTTGGAAATAACTGAAGTTAATGAAGAAGATAACACAATAAAAATGAAGGATGAATCTAGTGAGTATGAGATACCATTAGATGTTTACAGACGGGGAGTTAAAAGAAGGAAAGATAAAAAAGAATGGTTTAAGCCTGCTTATGCAAAAACAATCTACTCATTACAAGGAGCAACGATTGATAGTTATTACATTGCTCAGGAAGACATTAAATTCTTCAACAATCCAAATACTGCCTACACAATAATTTCTCGAAAGAGAGATCAAAACTAATTAGGTGCGTTTAAAGTTCTCCAAAAATATTTTACTATACTGATATATAGTAAATTATGGGAAGACCGAGAATCTATTCAGACGAAGAGAGAAAGGAACGAAAAAAGAAATACGACAATAAATATCAAAATGCCAGATACGCAGTTGACGAGGAATACAGAAAAATGAAAAGTGATATCAACAAAGCAAACCACGAGAAATACAAATTACTTAAAAACCAAAATAAAGAATTAATTAATTAATTAATTAAATAATTATTTTATTTGTTATTAGTATAGTAAATAAATGTCAAATACTTTCGTATTAAATAGAAGTGAAGATAAAACAGGATTATCAGGAACTGGAATTGTTGCAGACGGTGTATTATTTCCAAATGGCAAAGTTGTTGTTTGTTGGAGAGGAGATAAGTCATCAATTGTTATCTGGAATAATATTGATGAAATGAAAAAAGTATCATGTACTCATTCCACAACTTCTCTTATTTGGGATGATGAAAGCATGAAATTTTTATTCAATCAAAAAGAGTTAAAAACTAATAAACGTTATTATTTTTGTCACTGTGCAGTCATTCACGGAGTTTCTGGTTTATCTTCGACAAAATCTCAATGTGAACATGTTACAATTATGGAGAGTCCGTCTTCGCTTGATAATGGAGTTTTTATCCATACTAATGATATTTATTGGTGTAGTGAACACGATCATAAGTGTTGTCGTTTATGTTTATTTGATCATGCTTTTGAAAAAGAATTACAATACTGAAACTCTCTCTCAATAATTATTTTAGTGCGTCCAAATAAAAAAACTAAAAAAAACAATTATATTAATTATTTTATTTATTATTGTTATAATAAATAAATGCCACTAACTTACGAGGATTACGAAGAAACATTTTTGAGGCTTACGCGAGATTTAAAGAAAGAGTCTATCAGAGTTCCGATTAGTGAATATTTTTGTGCTGCGATGTGTCATAAAGATAGGCCAAATGAGAAAACATTAAAAATAATTGAAGGTTGCTTGTCTTGTCATAATTGTATGAAAAAACAAAGGACGTGGTACGATAGGAAAATAAAAAAACTAAAAAAACAATTGTATTAATTATTTTATTTATTATTAATATAGTAAATAAGATGGACAGTAAATTATCTGAAACCAAATTCGTTGATGCAGCATGCGGACCAATTGAACAGTACATATTTCTCGAGCATATTGAGAAGTTCAAAAAAGTTATGGATGAATACAAGTTTAGATTATGCCAGTGTTGTGACAGATGTAGTTGTTGTTTGACGGATGAGATTTATGAAGCTACAGATATGATATGTAGAGAATGTTATGATTCTGACAAAAGAATGTTACCTCATTTTCGTAACTTCGACGCAGAGAATGAATATTTAGGTGATTTTTTTTGTAATTTCAAAATGTATTTTATAGAAGTAAAAAGAAAAAAAGTATTACAATACCAGAACTAAATTACCAACCGATAGGATGTATGGACCTAAGTGCTTTATTAATATCTGAAGCAACTTCACTAACGCAATCAATATCTTTACTAAAATAATCCACGTGAATGTACATTACGACAGAACCGAATGTTTTGTAATCTAATGCAAATCTTCTTCCTAATTTGTTGAATATTCTTTTTAATATTTTCAAATGTCCGTCTCTAACTGCCCAACTCGGTACAAACAATGGGTAAAGATCTTGATGTATCTTCATTTATTATTTATATTAATAATAAATAAAATAATTATTTTAGGTAATAAATTAAAATGATTTATTTTTTTTTAATTTCGGTATTTCTATTTTAAGTTCTCTCTTTGTAATTTTCTTCAATAGTTCACATGTACAACATCTTTCAGTAACAAGAAAACATCCATTTTCGAATAGTGGTGCCCAGTTAAGTCTTTTTTTGGTTACAGAAGATACAGTACTCTTTTTACATCTGTCACAATAACTTGATTCTAACATATTGGAAATTATTATATTAATATATAATATAATATTTAATGTGCAAGTGGTGCGAAGCAAAAAGGAAAATCAGAGAAGTTATGAAAGAATTAGGTTTGAAATCACGAGAATTAGATTCTGAATTAACGTACTGGGAATGCGAGGATCCAGAGGAAGATAGCGATGAAGAAGTAGATAGAGATGAAGAAGTAGATGAAACTAACACGAAAAAAGAAGAACAAAAATAAAATATTTTATTAATATATAATATACAGAAAAATGTGTAACAAGTGTGAAGCTAAGGAAGAAATTATCAAAATATTAAAAGAACACGGTCTTTGGACAAAACCATACATGACAATGATGAGAAACAAAAAATTATGGGAATGTGATGGAGATGATTGTGATAGTGATCATAATAAAGAATCATCTTCGGAAGAAGAATCCTCTAATGACGGTTCAGATGAATCGGAGGAAGAATCCTCTAACGATGGTTCAGATGAATCGGAGGAAGAATCCGATTAGGAATAATTGAATGAACTAATTAATTAAATTAATTCATTAAAATTTATTGAGTTTCGTAAATTTCGTCAGATTCAGATCCAGAATAATCATTATCATTTAAATTATCTTCACATTGTTTTTGATCATCTAAAGATCCACCTCGTCTTTTCAAACCTCGACGAGACATTTTTTTACCTTTTCCTCTACTCTTGCTTTTACTCTTACTTTTCTTTCTTTTGCCACCTCTTGAATACAATTCTTCGAGATTTTCATAATATCGTGGCATTGTTACAACATCACCACCAGCTCTAACACCGTATCCAAGCATATCAGCGGCTCTTGCTGCGCTTTGTACTCGTGAATCAGGAATTAATGATAAACCTTTTGAAAGTAATTTGTGTTTCTTTACATAATTATGTCCCTTTCTAAAAGCATCTTTCAAAGTTGAGAAAAATGAACCACCATAAATATTGGTTGGTTCGTGATGTACCAATGTTGGAATTTCTGCTTCCTGTGATCGAAGAACATCTTGGGAATTGAGTACAGCGATACTTTTTGTGATAGAACCGAAGTTAGAACAGGCAGTTCCTTCAAAGATACAAAAAACGAATAATGTGTAGACTACTGGTCTTTGTTTCAAGTTGGTAATGTTTACGTTCATAGAAAGTAAGGGATTGGCGAGTTTCGAAGGAGCATCAAGTGAACCTAATCCGATATCCAAAGAAAATCCTTTTTTTTACGCATTTATGTTCTTTTTTTTACGTAAATAAATATTGATTTTCGTAGTTCAGTTAGAGTCGTTAATTCTAACCCGTTCAATAAATGAACAGCTGCATATTACTATGCAGTTCAGACTATATCACGATCTCAGAGAGATCCTGGCTTTTTCGACTCACTTGAGCCTACTCCCACAAAGGGGATAGTCGTTACACCTTCTCTTAAAATATTTTAAGAGCTTGGCTCGGTATTGTCCTTTATTAAAAGGAGTTCCACCGAATTTAACCAGTTTTCTATAAATGTCGCCATTTATAGCCGCAATTTTACGGCCAATATCGATTGGTAAGACAGATCCAATTTGGGAATACCATTCAACCCAAGAAAGTGATCCATTAGAGTTCTTAACATAAATTTGGTACAAATCTTCTGGACTTGCACTTGAAAGTTTACCTTGATTATTCCCATAGTTAATACTTATGTTATTAATTCTGGCAAATGTGTCAGTTTTATTAATGCAACTTAATCCCTGAAGTAAATCAGAATCTTGTTCTCTTGCACAAATCAATAAACGTTGAGGATGAGCTTGAAGATTGATAGCTGATAGACTTAATGTTTGAGATGAATTAGCAGACACAGGAGATTGAAAAGTAGTTGCCGCAATTAAAAATTCGTGATAGGGCCAGCATATTTGTTTGGGAATAATGCTGAGATCTTTCGGAGTTACGAAACGGAAGTTAATTTGAAAGAATTCAATCGTTACATTCAAAGATGTAATAACACCAGAATTTGCAGAGTCACCGTGCGACCAAATACGTCTCAGATCTGAAAATGTCCATGTCGTAGTGATAGTTTTTCCTGTAAATCCAGTTCTTGATGGATAAAATGGAGATAAGAATAAAGGTTCTCTGACAGTCAAAACAATTTCAGCAGCAGTATGTGTATTACTTACAACATAAACCATTGCATTTTGATCAGTAGTACTTAAACCAGCACATCTTGCCTGTACATAAGGAGAAGAGCTAGCATAATCATTTAAAGGATTTCTAGCACTACCGACTAAATCATATTCTTGGGATTGATCAAGCATAGATGGGGTATTTGAATATTGTTGGTTAAGATCTCTAGAATACATACCAGTTCTGCAAATAGTTCCCCAGTACTCATTTAAATTCGTGTTGAACGAGCACCCATTAAGTTTAAGGTCAATTGTACTTGTAGTATTTGCTAAAGGAAAGGAACGAGGGCCATCATATTGTCCTAAAACTAATAGAGGATCAGCTGCACCAGGACCAGTTCCCGTAAAATTCAATCTGTAAGAAACATCAACATAAATATCTGGATCAATGATTGTCTTTTCATCAGGCGGATTACTTGTGATCTGGATATTTGACGAATTGACAGCCTGTGCTGGGAATGGAGTATACGAAATTTCTTGACCACCGTCATAAACTGCAAAATTTCTTTCTTGTTTGAAAGCCATAACTTCATCCATACTTTGGACGATTCTCATTGGCAACGCATTTAACGACATGTTTTAGATATTATAAATTAGGAAAAGATAATTTATAATGATTTTTTTAAAGAAATTAATATTTTTGATAAGTTAATCCACCTTTTATAGATTTCTTTCTAAACAATATCTTGCAGCTAGCCACTCCGTATGGTTGAATGTAAAGTGGATACAATTGATTATATCTATCTGTGTAGTATATTTGAATTTTTATAGATCTCAAAGGTGTGTCAGAAACCATATTTGCCAAACGATATTCTCCTTGGTTGAAAAATACAATATTTGAATTTACGTCAGAACCGGTTTGAATTTCAGGAATAAAATCACTAATAATTTGAAGTGTCGGGTTTGAAGTACTGAGTGTTCCTAAAGTTGTGTTTGGATTAACTCTTCCAGCAGGAACAAACTCATCGACAATTGGAACTAATTCTGTGACAAATAATATTGATTGAATATCAACCCAATTGTACAAACTTGCATAATCCCCTCTCATAACAAGCATATCAAATCCAGTGTAAGAATCCCAATCAATACCATTTGGAGGAGCTGTATTGGCACCAGTTGTATTTCTGTAATAAAATCCTAAATATTCAACAACATCTCCAATTGCATAAACTCCAGTTTTCGTGTAAGTTTGAGGAAGTGGTTGTTGAGGTTGAACAGTCCAAAAACCTGGACTAATATCTGGTTCTTGATTAAAACTAATTGCAGTCGCGACATAATTCAGATTTGTTCCTTCGAAAAACACACCATCCCCGACTGCATAATTTAATGTACTTTGCCATTCCGGATAATTTATGTCTGGAAATAGTAAAGTTTGAGTATTGTCACCTCTAGATTGAACTGTTAACTGAAAATCAAATGGTGTTTCGAAAGAATCATCGTGAAATACAGTGTATTGAAGTGAATCTCGGAAAAAACTCATAAGTGGAGTATTGAAATATATTTTAATTGTATCAGTTGCGTTTGGATGCTCGTCGAATGATTTATGTGCAACTAAACTTATAATAAGTGTCGTAGAATCTAATAAAAGATATGGTGCTGGCGCTCCTGCGACTTTTGGAGGAGAAGTTGGATCCATTCCATTGTAACAAGATTTGAGAGCTTTATTAATCATATCTATGAACTGACTGAATATAAAAACACCATAATAATTAGCATTATTTGCATCACTTACTGTCCAATTTTGTGGAAAGACAAGTGTATCTGGATTTACTGTTTCATAAACTATGTATTCTGTTCTCTGTTGTACATTATATGCCATACTGACTGCATATTGTGAAAGATTAAAACAGATATTATCCAAAATTGGAGGAACTTGAGTAATTGCCCATTGAGCAGGACTCGTGTTTGGTTGATTTCCTACATTTCCGTTAACTAAAGAAACATAAATGATATTATTGTATGTCACACCCTGATTAATACTGTAAATCACTGTATTATTCCATAACTGCGATGTAAATGGTACAAATCTCCAAGCTAAAGGACTAATATCAGGTTGATTACCAACATTCAATGCAAGAAGACTTATGTATGTTTGCCCATTAAATTTTGTTCCTTGATTTAATATGTACGTATCAGTTGAAATCCAATCGAAAAATGGACTAGCAGCGTATTCTGGAAAAATATTCATGTAAAAAATTGGAATATTCACTTTTGACAATGAAAATCTGATAATAGACATTGTGTATTCTGCTGGATTGTCTAAAATTGCGGTTGAACGAGTTTCATTAAAATTCGCCAAAACTAAATTATTATTTGGTTTATTTTGATTCGTAAGATTCAAATTATAATAAATATGATCTGCATCATCACTATTTTTAATGTCTGCGTCATTATAATCTTTTTGAGGACCAGCTTGATATTGTCTTCTATATGCTTTATTATCTAAATTACGATAATCCTTTCCTTTCATTTATATATTATATATAAATAAAAAATTAATTAACAAAACTTGTAAGCATAATAACCCATTCATCTTTATTGTACGCTTTGTTTTTGGAGAGCAAATCGAAAAACACTTTGTCATCGATATCTCTAAAATTCAATCTTAATCCAACAACTCTCCCACATATGTTATTTCCTTTACTTAAAGTTTGTAGTTTGTATGGATTGTATACATAATCATACTTATCACTTGCATTAATCATTAACATTGATAAATATGGAATATTTTGTTTTAATTCAATATTCTTTTTGTCAGAATTAAATCCCAATTCATCATCTGGGAAATATCCGTACGGATCATAAAAATTAATCAAACCTGGTTTATCTTCTCTCTCAAATATGCAACACCAGTGACCATAATTCTTTGTTTGAAGATATAATATTACGCATGCTCGATATTTCCCCAATAACTTATCTAGAGTTTTATATTTTGAAATTTCGTGATATGACACAATGTTCGATTCGTTATCGACAAGTTTCATCATATCTTTGTCTGAAAAAGAGTAGGATTGGATCTTTTTTAATAATTTGTCCATTTATAATATAACGATACATATTAAAACGAATAATGATAATACTTTATCAAGAAGCACTAAAAATAAAGGACGAATTAATTAAGTTTTACAGAAAAAAGAAAACTAAAATACAGCCAGTTGGTGCATTGATTAGAAAAGAACATCGAATAGAATATTTAGAATTCATAACTTCAAAAAATATTGGACAATTATGTTATCAATCTTCAATATTATCAAATAATGTGGAAATTAAGTATTACATTTGGTATGTCCCAAAAAGATTTTTAGAATTGACTTTTTTAATCAAATCATATCCCGATAAATACATGGAAGAAATACGGAAGAAATTGCAAGAAAAGGGATACACACTGACTGAAAAAGAAGTAATAAATAATTCAACTTTAAAATCAGAAAAAATAAAAGATTTTAAAGAAATAGTTAAATTAGCCGGAGTACAATATTATGATTTGTCTCACTTTTATGAAATTCAATAGACTTTAATTTTTTTATTGAATTTATTTTTTTTATCCTTTTTTCCTCGTTCGTGTTCCATTTTACCTTCGTCATCTTCTTCATATACAACATCTTCATCATCTCCTTCTGATCTCTCTTCCTCTTGTTGTTGTTGTTTAATTTTCTTAACTTTCATTTGAAACTTACTTTGTGGTTTTTCAGAAGTTTTTATCTTCTTGACATGAATAGGTTCTTTTGTTGTTACAACTTTAACTTCCTTTTTTGGTTCGTTCTTTAGTTCAAGTTTCTTCTCTTGATCTAACTTTTTATCATGTTCCGATTTTGGAGGACGACCTCTCTTCTTCGGTACAACATTTTCTAGTTTTGGAACTTCTTTGTTCTCAAGTTTAGGACGACCAACTTTTTTCTTTTCAATACATTGTTTAACTTCGATTAATAAATCTTTAATCATATTTTTAATTTCATTTAATTCCGATGATTTTTCTTCCTGTACCGGTTGAACTGGAATTTGGATCTGTTGTAACGGTTGTTGAATAGAATGAATAATTTGTGGTTGGGATTGAATTTGAGTTGAATCTGGTTGTTGAGCTTGAATTATCTGAGAATTATTTTCCATTATTTAATATATTATATTATTTGTAATTTATTTTTTTTGTTTTTTTATTTGCGAGACTTTTGTCGTAACTTTTTAGTATGTCATCAATCATATTTCTGTCGTTCACTTTCAGATTTTGTTTTTTGTTTGCGAGACCTTTATCGTAATCTTTTAGTATATCATTTACTATTTTGTTATCTACAAGGTTTCTGTCGTTCTCTTTCAGATTTTGTTTTTTGTTTGCGAGACCTTTGTCGTAACTTTTTAGTATATCATTTACTATTTTGTTATCTACAAGGTTTCTGTCGTTCTCTTTAGGTACAGAACTAGATTTAGGAAACATTCTTTTGTTAGGTAACATTCTTTTTAAAGGTTGTTTTGATTTAAATTTATTTTTTTGTTGTTTTTTGGCAATTTCTTTTGCTTTCTTTTCAAGATCCTTTTCTTTCAGCTTTCTCATTTGTCGAGTCACTTCAGTCATTAACTCTTGTTCGTATTTCTTTTTAGGTAATCCAACAAGTTTCTCCCGTCTTTCTTGCATTGCTTCAAATTTCTTCTTCAATTCTTTCGGTTTTTCTAATTTTTCAATTCGTTTGTACTTCTCTATCAATTTATCCTCATATTCTCTCTTCTTTTGTTTTTGATCTTTAAATGATTTATTTAAGTCTTCTGCTACTCTTTTATACAATGTGGTATCATCGTCACTTATTTTTGAAAGTTCATTTCCGCCTAAGCTTTTTTTTTGCCCTTTGATTTATATCCTTTTCTAACTCTCGGGTCTTGTAGTGCTTCTGCGTAATTCAAGCCACGTTCTTTAGCGAATTTTTTGACATGTTCTATCCACGAAGATACTTTTCCACCTTTTTTGGTTTTCCTTGTTTTTCTTGTTTTTCTTGTTTTTGATTTTCCACCTTTTTTAGTTTTTCTTGTTTTAGATTTTGTCTTTGATTTCTTAGTTTTTGATTTTCTTTTACCAGCTCGAATACCGGCTCTAATTCCATCACCTTCAGTTTGATACATGCATGCTCCTTTTCCTTTTCGAGATTTGCTTTTTGATCTTGTTGATGATTTGGTCTTCGATGTTTTGGATTTTGCTTTGGATTTAGATCTTGTCATTGATTTTGATCTCTTCGATCCACCAGCAGCAATTATTCTATGAAGCATATCTTTTATGTTTTTTCTAACCATACTTGATGATGATTCCATTGGTGAGTATATACTTGAGATACAATATATTTTATAGAGATACAATATATATTTGAACGTATGCAAAAGTCAAAACCAAGTGTTTTACAAAGAAGAAATGTTAGACGAGTCTTAACAAAAGATCAATTACGAGGAATTAAACTTGTAACATTACAGAAAAGTCCCGATGAAGATAGTGTTATGATATATGGATCTCAATTATACCAAGCTCAGTCTCATCCGTCAGATCTTGACTTAACTCAAATTTTTACTATATGTAAGGAATTTGGATGTAACGCAAACACAGCAAGATCAAAAATAGCAATAATAATAAAAGAAATTGTTTTACAAATATTAAATTCTAATTTTGCATTTTTAGGAGATCTTAAAATTGGGGTAGACACAGAAATTGAAAAAATAATCTGGAAAATTCAAAATGAAATATATCCAAAACACATATCACAACAATATCTCGATTTTTTAAAAAAAAAGAAGAAAAAACTAACAATCAGATATTCGCATGAAAAATTGGATGAAAATGAAGTTCCTCAATTATTAGTCAATAACCAAACTGTTAATTATCCGAAAAATGATATTTTAAAATTATGGAAAAATGCTTACGAAAATGGAATAATAAATAAAGATGATTTTAAAAAAATAGAAGATTTAATTCCCGGTAAAATTAAAGGCAAAGATGGTTTAGCGAAATTTTTCACATATTTAGAATTTATTAGAAATCTTTATCTTTTGAGATGGACAGGAAATGAAGTAATTGTTGGTGTTAAATATGTAAATAATAGAGAAATTACATTACTTAAAGCAATTGATTCTGCTGTTTTTAGGACATGTGATCACGATGAAGAATTTTATGGAGAATCTAGTGAACAATGTAAAAATATTAAAACCGGTAAATTAAGAAATGTCGATTTAATATTACATTTAATTAAAATAGATATGTTCGCTATTACCGATGGAAAATATTATGAATACAGTAATTTATTAACATTGTGGTACACAGATGATAAAAAATACAAAAGTGCTATTTCTCTTGGAAGTTTTGGTGCATATACTGAATCAACTAAAAATAAATTAATTAGTAGATTATTAACGGATTCTGCATCATATTATTATGAAATTACAAAAAAATACAAGAAAGCAATGAAATATGCAAAAAGAATGTTTGTTATTTCCCTATTAAAAAATGATGAAAAAGTAGCAAATAAGATAGCAAAATTATTTAAATCAGATATTAATTTATTAAATAGTATTAATAGCCAACTCGATGTTGTTATTTCAGTTTTAATTAATTTTAAAAATGCCCCAATAGAAATTGCCTACGAACAACTTGACCAACAAAAATTTAGAATGAGTACAATAACTGAATTTGATATTAATCGTGAGGATTTTTATAAAATAATTAATGAAATAATTAGTGGAAAATTAGAGAGAAAAGACATTATTGATATTTTAATTAAATTAAAAAAACATTATTCTGAAATGATTGATGAAAAAGTTAAAAGTTTTATGAAAAAAGAAAATTTATGGCCAGGGCCATATTTTAGTACGACTGATTTAGAATTTATTTATGGGTAAAAAATATAAATATTAATTATATATAAAATGTTAACATTTGAAAAAACTAAAAAAAAAATCGCCCGTATAATTGGTGGAGATAACGACGGGGAATATTTATACGTTTACAATCCAAATAATAAATGTTGTTTAAGATGTTCAAGTAAATGCTCTAAATCAAAATATAGATGTTGTGAAAATTGTAGATATGGCAGAGGCGGGGGATGTGACGGTAGTGGAGAGAAATTTAGAGAAAGGGATACATTTGAATCTATTAAAATAGAAGACGGAGGTACTATTATTCCGTTACAAAAAGAAAACAAATATTCAGCAGATCATTATTACATTGCTGGTCAAACTGATGCTGGAAAAAGTAGTATAATTGGAGATATTTTAAGAGAAAGACCTAAAAGTGAGTTAGATAAGGATATATTTATTTTTTCAACATTTGATAGAGATGATGCTCTTGATCATTTAAAACCAATTCGTATTATGATCGATGATGATATGCTTGATGATCCAATACAAAAAGAAGAATTAAAAGATAGTTACGTCATCTTTGATGATATCGATAAAATTAGACCTCCAAAATTAGCAAAAGCTTGTCGAGAACTAAGAGATGATCTTTTACAAAATGGAAGAAAAATGGGAATTCGTGTATTTACAACATCTCATCAAATTATGGATTATAAAAATACAAGAGATAGCTTAAATAGTACACAAAAAATAATTATATTTCCACAAGCTACTTCTTCACATCACATACAAACATTTTTAAAAAAATATATGGGATTGAGTAAAGATCAAATTAAAGAAATCATGGATATTGATACAAGATTTCTCTTATTCTCAACTGGTGTTCCTAGATATATTCTATGGGAAAAAGGATGTATGATTCTTAATAAAATAGCAAATCCAAATATAAAAGAGAGAGGATCTAAAAATTATGGTTCTGACGAAGACGAAGATGGTGATAGCGATAATTCTATTTCATTAAAAGATATTCAAAAGATTATTAAAAAAACAACTAAAAAACAACCAAAACATAATAAAAGTGTTTCGTTTAAATGAACTTATTAATTTAATATATTCATTTGTTTACAAACATGAAAAACTAATTGTTAATGCATTAGTTGCATTTACTACAGAAGAATTATATGCTTGTATTGAAAATGATCCATTTTGTACATTGTTTACAAATACTGAAAATACAGTTCCTGCATCTAAATTTACTTGTCCAGCCATTCCACACGATAATACTATTGCACTATTTGCTGATACAGAAGAATTATTTACAACAAATGTCTCACTTACTAATGAATTTAATGGACCGAACATGGTAATAACTCCTGATGCTGAATTAGCAGTTACAGCTGTAGAATTAGAAGTTGCTTGTGTTACTGATGTTCTACCTAAATTTACAGATGCTCCAGAATTAGCATTTAATGAAGATCCTGCAATTACATTATTAACGTAAATCGATTGCCAATAATTTCCACTATTTCCGAGTTCCATTCCTGGATTTCCTGGAAATAATCCACTAAATCCTCCACCAACTCCCATATATGCCCAAATTATTCCATTCATTGCCAAACCAATCGTACTTGGGTCTTGATTCCAAAAACCAGTCGCAGAAGTATTTAATTGAATTGCTGGACTTCCAAATGATCCATCTCCTGTTATTACTCTCGAACAACTTACTTCGCCACTAGATGATAATGAACCAACTGAACAAGATCCAGTTATTGAAGCAGTTCCTGAATCAGATAATGATGAACATGATAAATCGCCACATGTAAATGGGTTACTAGAATTACTTTTTGCATAACTTCCTTTTATAACATCCAAAACTCCTTGAACATTTGTTGATCCGTATTGAGGAAGTGAAGTATCATCATAACTAACACCAGCTGATTTATCAATTGTACTTACCAATATTGTTCCAGTGTATCCTGCATTGACAACTGAAGATGGTAAAACTGATGCATCAATTCCAACGATTAAATTTGCTGTACCATCTGTTGATGATATTGTATTTGCAACATACATTTGTCCACTTGAATTTATTTCAATTGCAAATATTAAAGTTGATCCAATACCGACATTAATTAAACTTCCAGCAGTTGTTGTTTGAATTATTGCACCTAATCCAGTACTAATAACATTTGATTTTCCATCTTCAATTTGTAATGATGGAACCAACGAAGTTGCTGTATTTGATAATTGAGCTCCTTCAATGAATGCCATAATATTTCCATTACTTAATTGAAGATTAGGACCAGTAATTGATTCACAAACAATACCTAATGTCCCAACAACTTCTCTTAAATCTTTTAATATTATTCCATCATTAATTTGACACACACTAAACGATGTCGCACTCAATGATGCAGGAAAAAATCTAACTCTTGATTTGCAATCTAATGAAACATTAATTGGAGCAGGATTTACAATTGTTGAATCAATATACACATTTAAACATTGATTGATATTCAACTGATTTACTTTTGTTACAACTTGTGTCCATGAATTAACTATATTTTCGAATGCAGCAGGACTAGAACCTGGTTTATAAATGATATTAGCAGTATTAGGATCAAATCCAAAAGGAGGAACTGGGTTTCCATTGATAGTACTAACATTTGTAATACCACCGAAATTTAAATTTGCTGATTCTGTACTTATTGAATTGACATTAATTTTTGCCCATTCTTTGGGTAATGGCGTTAACAATTCTGATACTGACATTAATTATACTATTTGTATAGATAATGTTTATTAATTTATGTTATTTTAAGACAATTATCCCAATCTGTAAACACTGTATGACCCATCTTGATTACAATTTGGTACACTTGCATTTACATTCTGAAATATTGCTATTACAAAAGTATCTCCAGCATTCAAAAATATCATATCTGATGCAACAAGATAATTTGTAGTTCCAGCACCAGGAGCTGATATTGATAATTGATTGTACGCTCTAAATCCAGCTGAGGGTCCTGCTGATGTAACAAGAGCATACGCTGCCAGTACTGCTGAAGTTGCTGCTACTGCTGATGGAAATCCTATGTTGAAACTTACATAATATTTTCCTGTTGATGATACAGAAAATACACCAGTTGTCGAATTATATGCGATTGACGATCCTTGGATTGTATTATCGCTAAATATTGCATTTTGTGCAATACCTGACAATAATGTTTGTCCAACAGTACTATCTCCTATCGCCAAACTTTGATCTGTCAATGCTATTGATGAAAATGTTGGACTACTAGTTGTTGCAATGTCTTGAGGTCCAGAAAGATTTATTGATCCTGATCCATTAGTTACTGTTACTCTATTTGCTGTTCCTGTAATTGCTGCAGCAAAAGGGGGATTTCCAGTTGAACCAATCATTAATTGACCATTTGTTAGTACTGATGATGATAATCTTTTTGATGCATCAAAATAAGGAGCAGAACTCGCGACTTCGTTATTCATTGTTAATGATGTCACAACAGTTGCATTATTTGTTAATAGTGTACTTGCAGTACAATTTGTAATCAATGCATTAGTACAACTTAAATTTGTGACAGTTGCATTTGTTGCTGTAAAATTAGTAATGTTCAAAGTATCGACATCTAATTCATTAGCCCCTATTTTATTCACGTATATATTTTTCCATTGATCGTACGGAAGTTGAGAATCTAAAATTTGAGATAGAGACATTAATTATACTATTTGTATAGATAATGTTATTTCTAATTGTTTATGGTAAATGATATGCTGTTAAATAACCAGCTCCGTTGCAGTTTATATTACCTCCAGAAAATTGAAACATTTGAAGAGAAAATGTTTCTCCTGCAAGCATTTGTACTACTTCACTACTACTTAAATATTGAATATTAACTCCATTTCCAACTGTTTGATTAACTGCCCTCAGTCCATTAGAAGGTGGACCTGCACTATTTATTAATAACCTAGTGTACACTAATGTACCTAATGCAGTTGTTCCAATATCGATATTGTATGTTATCAAATATCTTCCATTCTTATTTATTGTGAAAACTCCTGCTGCATAACTAATATCCGTTCCCAATACTGTTGATCCATTAAAAGTAGCATCTGTAGTTACTGCACTTGCAACTGATTGCAATGCAGTATTTCTTGCCCAATATGTATTTTGAGCCGAAGCTGTTACTTCACTCGCAACATTTAAATTTCCAGTTCTACCCAGGGACAATACAGCATTCATTGCTAATACATCCCCAGAAGCAACTGCATTATTTGACGATGCGTAAATATTAAATGATGCACTACCATCAGTATTTAATAACACGCCACCACCTGGTGATATCGCATTAGTTGTCGCAGCCGATGTATTAAAATATGTATTCCAGTTCAATTGATTAAATGGCTGTTGAAACGCAATATCACCTTTAAATTCTACAATATTTCTTAAATGTACATTTCCTGTATTCCCAAAAACTGCTGTATCTGCATTCAAATCGTCAACAACTAAATCTTTAATATCAAGAATATTAGCATTTAGAGAGTTAACATACAAATTAGTCCAAGCTTCCGCCGGTTGTTTTAAAACTTCACTGATCGACATTCTATTTATTATACTAAATAATTAGAAAAAAATATGTTTTATGGTAATTGATAAACACTAACTGTTCCTAAAGAGTTACAGTTTAAGTTTCCTCCTGAATTTTGAAACAATACTATTGAGAATGTATCTC